TTGGAAAAATAACTCATCTGGACACGGTGCTGAGAAAAAAGGCAAGCCTGAACAAGCTGATAAATCCGCAGGAAGCCCACTAAACGGCGCTCCAAAGAGAGCAAAGTAATAAGGACTATTGATGAATTTACTTAGAGAACACTTAACGTTCGATCAAGCAGAAGTTATCGTTGAGAATGCCAATGATGGAAAAGACTTGTATATGAAAGGTATTTGTATACAGGGCGGAGTACGCAACGCAAATCAGCGAGTCTATCCTGTGAATGAAATTGGCAGGGCTGTCAGAACGCTCAGCGAACAAATTGCTGGAGGTTATAGTGTTCTTGGTGAGGTAGATCATCCTGAGGGCCTTACAGTCAATTTGGACCGTGTATCCCATATGCTTAACGAGATTTGGATGGACGGTTCAAATGGCTACGGCAAAATGAAGATTTTGCCGACACCAATGGGTCAAATAGTACGAACAATGTTAGAGAATGGAGTTAAACTAGGTGTTAGCAGTAGAGGATCAGGTAATGTATCCGAAGATGGGAATGGACAAGTGAGCGATTTTGAGATTATCACTATCGACGTTGTAGCACAGCCTTCTGCACCAGGAGCTTATCCAACACCAATTTACGAACATTTGATGAATAATAAAGGCGGATATCAGGCAGTGAGTATGGCAAAAGATAAACAGGCACAAAAATATCTAAAAGAATCACTGATTAATATAATCAGTAGACTCCAATAATAGGAGAAAATTTATGTTGGATGCACTTAACACATTATTAGAAAACAATGTTATTTCAGAAAATGTGCGACAAGAAATTCAAGAAGCATGGGAACAAAAAATCAAAGAGAACAGACTTGAAGTAACTGCTACATTGCGTGAAGAGTTTGCTCAAAAATATGAGCATGACAAAGACGTTATGGTAGAAGCTATTGATAAAATGGTTAGCAGTCGTTTAGAAGCAGAGATGTCAGAGCTTGCTGAAGACAGACGTCAACTTATTGATGCTAAAGCGAAGTATGTAAAGAAAGTTCACGAGAGTAGTTCACTAGTTAAGCACTTTGTTTCAGATCAATTGAAGAAAGAAGTAACAGAGTTACATTCTGATCAACGTGAGATGGCGCAAAAGTTCCGTATGCTAGAAGAGTTTGTTGTTGATTCATTAGCGAAAGAATTAACAGAGTTTCAAACCGATAAACGTGATTTGGCTGACACAAAGGTACGCTTGGTACGTGAAGCTAAATCAAAATTTAACAACATTAAAAAGTCATTCGTTGCAGAAAATGCACAGAAAATTCAAGGTATTGTTAAAAGAGTCCTTACATCAGAGATTGGACAACTTAAAGAAGACATTGAAATTGCTCGTAAGAACGACTTTGGGCGTAGATTGTTTGAGGCGTTTTCAACTGAGTATGCTAGTTCATACTTAAATGAAAAGTCTGAGACAGCTAAGTTGATGAAAGTTGTTAACATTAAAGAGCAACAGCTTGCAGAAGCTAAAGTTCTTATCTCAAAGCAAGGAACTGTTTTGAATGCTAAGGATAAAAAGATTACAAATATCCAAGAATCCATTAAGCGTGACAAGACAATCCGTAGTTTGATAGAACCTTTAAGTAAATCACAAAAAACTATTATGGTTGATTTGCTTGAGAGTGTTCAAACTAACCGCTTACAACAATCATTTGATAGATACTTACCCACAGTATTAGATGATAAACCAGTAAATAACACCCAAAAGGCACAACTAACAGAGGCAAAAGAAGTAACAGGCAATAAAGTAGAATCACAAACGACAGGTGCAAGAGATAATGTCATTGACATTCGTAGACTTGCAGGTATAAATTAAGGAGAAATTTAAATGTCAGAATTATTAGAAAGTCGCTGGCAAGATACCAAAGGAGCGCTTCTTGAAGGCTTGCAAGGTACTAAGAAATCAGTAATGGCGACAACATTGGAAAACACACGAAAGCATTTGATTGAAAGTGCAACCGCTGGCGGAACTGCTGCTGGTAACATTGCCACTTTGAATCGTGTAATTCTTCCCGTTATTCGACGGGTTATGCCAACAGTTATCGCTAACGAGATTGTTGGAGTACAACCACTTACCGGTCCAGTTGGACAAATCCATACACTACGTGTACGATATGCTGAAGCATTCGACAACGTAGCAGCTGGTGAAGAAGCACTGACACCATTCAAGATTGCTACTTCCTATTCAGGTGGTGGTGTTGATCCTGATGGTAAGCCACTATCCACAGCTACCATGGAAGCAGTCCCAGGGCGCAAGATGTCAATTCAAATCTTGAAGCAAACCGTTGAAGCTAAGACACGAAAGCTCAGCGCTCGCTGGACATTTGAAGCGGCTCAAGACGCTCAAGCTATGCACGGACTAGACGTAGAAGCTGAAATTATGGCAGCTCTTGCACAAGAAATTACCGCTGAAATTGATCAAGAAGTTCTTCAATCATTGCGTGTATTGGCAGGACCAGCTTTATTGACATATGATCAGGCTAACGTCTCTGGTACAGCTACATTCGTTGGTGACGAGCATGCCGCTCTTGCTGTTATGATTAACAGAGTTGCTAACATCATCGCACAGCGAACACGACGAGGCGCTGCTAACTTTGCTGTCGTATCACCATTGGTATTGACAATCCTGCAAAGTGCCACAACCTCAGCATTCGCTCGCACAACAGAAGGAACATTCGAAGCTCCAACCAACACAAAGCTAGTTGGAACATTGAATAACTCCATGAAGATTTATGTTGACACATACGCAACAGACGACAGAGAAGTTCTTGTTGGATACAAAGGTACCAGCGAGAGTGATGCTGCCGCGTTCTACTGCCCATACATTCCATTGATGAGCAGTGGTGTCGTACTAGATCCAGCTACATTCGAGCCAGTCGTTAGCTTTATGACACGATACGGATAC